GTATTCCAAGCAGAATCTACCACCACCTGATACACTTGAATGGAAGAATATCGTTAGTGAAATTGAGTCAGAATTTGACCGATTTCCAAAGGTTATGAGTTTCTCAGCGAAACCTGAAAATCATAACTTCAGTAAGGTAAAGTACCATGAGAGTACTTCAGCAGGATACGGATACCACCGTAACCCCGGCAAATACCCTACTCACAAGGGACCTCCAAAACAACCAAACCACGCCAGAGCAACCATCATCGCATCTAAAATCGTTTACACTTGTAAACAGAAATTCAAAGATGGAGAATGGGAATCATTCTTAGATTCCATTCCTATGGACTCTACTCCTGACGTTGCGTTCACTAGAACTCAATTAACCGAGCTACCTAAGCTCAAAGTCAGAAATGTGTTTGGAGAAGCATTTCATTATGTTCTACTCGAAGGATTGTTTGCACAACCCCTCATTGAGCAGTTCATTCATATGAATTCCTTCTATTACATTGGACATGATCCAATTATTGGAGTTACCGAACTGATTGAGAGTATACCTCCCGACCGCGAACAGTACGCTGTATTCGACTGGTCTGGATTTGACTCATCAGTACACGTTTACGAGATCGAACTCGCATTTTCTTTACTTAAACGAATGTTAATCATTCCTGATAAAGATACCGAACTAATCTTCGATTACGTAACACGGCTCTTCATTTCGAGAAAGCTAGCTGCACCAGATGGCAGAATTTTCCTCCGTACAGGCGGAATTCCGTCAGGCAGTTACTTTACGCACCTCGTTGGTTCCATTATCAACTACGTACGCATTAAGTATTTATTACGCCTTCTCAATATCACGCACGACCTGATCTACACGCATGGTGACGACTGCTTAGTAGTCTTCCTTTCACATGTTGATGATATCACAGGTATTGTTCATGACGCAGCCAAACTTGGATGGTTCATCAAGATCGAGAAATCACAGCTCGTTCAAGATAAACACGAGATAGAGTTTCTTGGTAGGAGTTCCAAATTCGGAACAAACTACAGAGACATTATTAGGGGCTTCAGACTCCTAGTCTATCCTGAATATCCAGTCGACGACCCCCAGGTCTCGATTGCACGCCTCAAGGGAATTGACCTAGACACCGGATCCCGGATGTTATATGTTCCCGAGGTTTATCATTATTTGTCAACTCAATATGGAGATAGCAACTTAACTCTTCCAAAAGAATTTAAGCGCTACAATATCCAGGAGTTACACAAAGACTATACACCAACTACAGTTTGAATTAATTCTATAGTACATTTATATGTCACTGAAACGTTAGCCTTCATATAGT